AAAAGGTAGAACCCCCGTTCTACCTTGTTTATGATGATGTTCCGTTCATTATGCTTCAGTTCATTACTTCGTAAACCCCACAATCCAGCAATGGCCCAGTTTCACAGTCCTGGTCCACGCTGGCTCGGGTGTGCCAGCATCGCCGCTAAAGACGGCCTTGCGGGTTACGTCCCGAACAAGTATGTGAACAATTTTCTAGTTCCCTCCAGTTTCCTCAATCGGTTATTTAAAACCCTGAGAGGCCGTACTGCCAGAATTATATATGTTACAGTAGCATCCGCCACAATAATGGCCCTGCTCCTTCCACGAATGCACAAGTACATAACGCACCGAGACTTTTTCCGTAAAACACTAACCAGATATTTACATTCTGGCGACTCGTTTAAGGACATACCCGGAATAGAACGCGCAGCATTCGCACATACTCCCATCCCAGAGTTTAGGACTCCTAGTATTCATTCTCATCCCGACGCCGCCGCAGAACGTAATTCAATTTCAGAATTCGTCGGATCACTCGCGCTCTCCATAGGAAGAACACCGTTCTTCATGTCCATGGCAAGAGCCGATCAAAAGGCCGGTTACGATGGTGAACGTTTATATTACTGGACCAAAGACACACCCATACCCCCGAGTTTCTCCGAAATCAGCGATACCGCTATTGTTAGTATTGTTGACACCGATTATTACATAGACATGCCCCGTTTACTTCTCAACAATCCCCTACCACATGTAGTCTATACTATCCAACCAGAAAGTGCTGGTGGAGAGTTGAAAGACGCCAAGTATAGGTTTGTGGACAATGAGTTTGAGATGTTAGTTGTGGGCGGTGCTAAGTTTCGTCATGAGATTTGGGACTACGGATCTGACAGTACGTCGGTATCCGGGTGGTCTTGGTCTAACCTTTGTTTCTCCTACACCGGGTTTCTTATTGAGCGCCGCAATGTTTCCCCTGGACGCCAGCTTGTCCTCCTTGCACCCGTGAGCCGTTATACCGGCTTGCGTGCATTACTTGCTTCACTTTTCTTACCTACTCCAACCCTCAAGAGGTTACATCCCCGTGTTGGGGACTTCAATGTGATTAATCTTATGGGTAAAGAGGGCAGAAGTGTTTCAGTATCTAGGGAGGCTAGTTGGGAGTCAGCAACCATCACTTCGTTGTTGGATGCCACATTCAGAGAAACAGCCCGACGCGCAGAGAAACAGAAACTAGGTCTCCAGACAGCTCAACTCGCTTCACACTTCGGCCCGGATATACAGAATCCAAAACAAGTAGCTACTCTCCTTACAGCGTATTACGCAAACCATTTTTCATTAAATGAAGGTCCTACCGTTTACCCGGTGGATCTTGCAGTAGCTAGCTACCAGTATACCCCGTCAAAATACGAGCCCGCCACACCCACCATGAAGGCATATATGTGCCCCTTGTTGGGTCCCTCACCTGCACCTGATAGTTGCCTGTCTAACGACGAGCGCTGCGTCAAGATGCGGATAACGAGTATCGCAAACCCTTGCATCAAACCCTCTTCCCATGTTATAAAGGCAATGAATTATTTCGTTGAAAGACTAGTCCCGCCTGAGCTCAGGCATACCGGCCATCCTACCGAGTATGACGAAGTCTTCCGACGTCAACCAAAGCCTTCACAGCAGCACATCTTGAAAGTTGCTGATTTAATGGGTGAAGCTTACGTGAAAGTAGCTTCATGCTTTCAGAAGAAAGAGGATTATGGCAAAGTGAACGATCCCCGCAACATTACCCAGGTTCCTGGACCCGAGAAATCTTCATACAGCAGATACATGTATGCATTTGCAGAAGTCTTGAAAGTCCAACCATGGTATGCGTTCGGGAAAACACCTCGTGAGATATCCCTCAGCGTAGC